GAACAGCCTCATTGCACTTGATCTGCGTCTTGGTTCGGGATGCCAGGCGGTGGATATCTTCCACACTGTGTCGGCGAATCTCGACCATTGCACGCGCAAAACGTCTCTTGTGGGTGGAATCAGTGAAATGATTGAACCACTCAAGCTCCAGATGGGATCGTTCGATCTCCAGCATGGGATGAGGCATTATGGCTTCGAAAATTGGATTAAGGATTGTGGTCCAGGCGATTTCCTGCGTGACAGGGTCCAACGGTGGCGCCTTCAAGACACGCGTGCGAAGAACAGAATAGAGATTGTGATCATTGTTCTCGCAAACCTGGAGAAACACGCCATGGTAGGCGTGAATCAGTGTCCAGGGGGTGCTTGGTTTTGGCGTGACGTCGGACATCCAGGGTTGCATTGGGGTAGCACCAATCTCTGGATTTTGGTCAGGCAAGATGGCGGTGCTGATGGCGCGCCGCGGGCGGAGACACAATTCAGGTTCGAATTGGATGCGCCCATTTGGGATGCAAAAATCCTCACCATTGTCTGTGGCGGGAATTGCGCTGTAATAATGCTCCATGAACTGGTGACCGAGGGTCGCTGGCTTCGCGTGGTCATTTGTCTTTGCCCCGAAGAGACACATTGGCAAAAACCCGACCACATTAGCTACATGGCCGTAACCAGTAAGAACGAGGAGATTGTGCAGCGAGTGGGTGAGAACAGCCACAGGATACGGGAGCCGTGTCCAAGTGTAATGCTTTGCGGCGTGCAAGCACATTGTCAATGGAGCCATGTCGTTGGTGTGTTCACACAACTCCATAGCGACAAGCGCCAACTCAGAAACGTTGTGAAGACGTTTGACCCATTCCTCAAAAAGAGGAGCAACAAAAACTGCGTGAAAGAAGGCAGGATTGAAGTGGGCTATGTCTTCCATGGCTGTGAGTGGCGACCACGCCCAATCGGGAACACTGACCTTTGGCCAAGGGATTTGGGGCATAGAAATGCTTATGGGTGGAAACGCCAAGCGAGGGACAACCGGCCAGGTGATCTGGGGCAATTTTGGGAGTGTGGGCCATGAAATCTGCGGCAAGCTTGGGAGCGGCGGGCGTGGGAGGGTTGGAAAGCCAGGCAGACTCGGGAAAGATGGCATCTCTGGGAGGCTGGGCAAGCCTGGGATTTTGGGCAGTGATGGCATGGATGGCAAGTTTTCAACGGTGTCGCCGATTCGATTGACAGCATTGCGAATGGTTGGATGACGACTCAACCACTCGGTGGCATCAAACGCGGCGACAAAAGCCGGCTTGCTGCGAAACCAAAACTTTGAAAGAGTCCACAAGAAGGCCAGCCCAACACCAATTGCCAAATTGCGTTGCCACACAGCT